TCACGAAATACATGTTCGTACAGCTCACTCAACTTTGGAGGCTTGTATCCAAATCCTCCGTTCTTAAATGGCAACTTACACATTCCTCTGGAAATCCTCATTGTGCATTTTGTTGGTTTATTGAAACGGTACAACTCACCACCCAAATCCCAGTACACTGCATTCATGATAACGTTCTCATCAAACTCGATGTTGTGTGCAATGTACATGTCGCAGTTTATTGCAAAGAAGTCCTTGATAACATCTTCCAGTGGAGCACCATAAGATTCTGCAAATGATTGACGGATGCCGTGAATCGCGGTTGATTCTTCTGGGATAAGCCAGTTGTTTGGTTTGATAATATATGACTTCTGCTCTAGAATCTTGTTAGTTTCTGTATCCAACAGAATCCAAGCAATGTCCACGATATGAGGCCAGTTATTCGCTTCTGATTCCGGAGGAACATTTCTATGCCTCGGGAGCCCAGTAGTTTCCGTATCGAACAACAGAACCTTCATCTTGGATATACAATGTTTCAGGTGCGAAACTCAAGTCCGTTTTTCGAACCATTTGCGAGCCTTTGCAGACCGATTCTTAGCCTTCTTGACTAAGTCAGCATCCGCTGTCTTTGCTGTTTTTCCCTTTAGTAATAAACTACTTACTCGAGCATACGCCCATTGCTGTTGTGTCGCGCCTGGCCGATGTCCTGTTCTCCAAGCAGCCATACCGCGATTGTAGCTTTCCTTTATTATACTCAATGGAACACCAGTAGCTTTAGATCTAGCTTCTAGCGATTTGACACCTGGAAACTTTCGCTCCCATCTCGCAGAATACGAAGATTTGCGAGTCTTCATATTCTTATCTGTTTTGAATCCAGTATACGCGCGCGGATCTTTTGACGACATAGAACCAAAGCGAGATATCTCCCGCTTGCGTGTTTTTCTTTTGGTTTTTGATAGCGTCCCAAAATACTTACTTGGCAAGTACATTATTATCTATCTAAGCAAAAGTCTTTTGGGTTTGCAGAATAGCTTGAATCCACTGTGGTATATTAGAAACTAAGTTTTGAATCGTTGTTATATCATGTGGTACTTTATAGTGAATATCCAGCGTATTACTTTCGCAAATGAACAACATGGCCGTTTGTAGAAAGGGTAGTCGGTTCTTCAGTACAGATGGGTTCCAACGCAGGCAATGGAGTTTGAACAAGGCATCTGTATACGGTTCGAGCAGCCCTGCCTGAGGAGAGTTCTTGGCGGCATCCAGTACGACATCCCACAGAAGCCAAATAACGTGTGTTGAATGTTTATCATCAATAAATGGATTCGGACGGCTGTTGCATGTCAAGTCAACCTTGTTCTGTTTCTTACACTGACTTGCATATTTGAGAAGCCAAGCACTCCAATATAGCGCCCGCGTTATATCACGAGATTCAGGTCGCAAACAGTACACAAGTTCGTTGAGTGGGATGTAAATCTCCAATGGATCATTCCGCAAAGTTATATGGCGCCCGTAGTTCGCTGAAGGAGACTTTAAGTTTTCTTGAATAGTCAGTTGTTGAAAATCGTGATCCGGTTTGATTTTTGGAAGAGGGGGTAGTTTGTTCTTGCGACAGAATGCAATAGTGGCAGCTGCTTCACACACAATGTTTCGAACTTCATGATTATTGCGAATACCCGTCATAGCCATGACAGAGTACTGTCCTTCGTAGGTTGCGAATCTTTCATATTTTTGAACTAAATACAAAAAGACATTTGGAGCAGCTCGATTGATATGTTTTGCCGAGCATTCAAATAATGTTTGCCACAAAGAATGAACAAGTCCAGAACATAATAACTCTAGCACCCAGTAACATGTGTAGTCTGCGTGGCCGAGTTTGATATTTTCTTCAATGACTTTGTAGACGTGTGTTCTCAAGTGCCCTGAAAAAGTGAACTTTTGAAAGTCGGCAACTGTACGGGCATTGTGGATATCCATTGTTTGAAGGGTGAGAAGTCTATAGACAGCTTCTCACCGCGCGTGTACAGAGCAAACATGAATCCTCCTACAAGAACGAGAAATACAAGACCATGTCCCCACGAACCTAGCATAATATATAACGTAACAGCAATCGTAACTGTTACCAACAAAGTCACCAAAATACGATTGGTGCGTTCTGTCTTTTCTGCCTCTGCGCTAGCACTCTTCACATTCTTCTCTAGTTTACGTATTTTGCCACGAGAACTATCGAGCTCTCCTTCGATTGTGGTTAGCATATTTTTGTATGTTTTGGAGGTATCTACAAACTCCTTTGTATTCACCATCTCTCCAGTATCAGAGGCATAGGCACATTTGATATGAGAAACAATGAGGTCTCGCTGCGCATCCATACCAGGAATCTTATCGTATTGCGTAGTTGTTCCGCCTTCTGGAGTGGCTGATTTCAGAAGCGTATTAATAGAATCTGTTGCTTTGGCAAACTCCATCTCTTATTTAGTTCACACGGAAAAAGCCCATAGCGGCACCGTGCTTGATTAACGCTGTGCGAACACCGTTATCCTGAAATCCACGAATGTGCTGGCCGTCAACAATCAGACCAGTCCCCTTACGACCATTGTTAGCCTGCTGAGCTAGCAAATCAAGCGTAATCGCGTGCTGACGCTTCATACGCGTAATCATCGAGGCGTCAGTAGCAGGCCCCTTCTTGAACGCACCAGGATCATTACGGTCGATTAACGATATAACGTTCGGCATTTATTGTATCTCAACAAAATGTAATGAATCCGAGTGATTTTCAACAGGCTCGTGAAGCGAGACTGAAAGCGTTCGATGAAAAATACAATGCTGCGAAGCAGGCATATGGAGATGCTTTACAGAAAGCTATGTCAGAACAAGACCGCTCGAGTCAATGCGTTCTAATAAAGAATGCTCTCGACAAAAATAAAGAACTAACACAGCTTGTTGGTGAAATGCTGACCCCGTCAGGTAGCTCGGGGTGTAAGCTCACGGCAGACAAGATTAGAGCTCTACGTACAGATGTTGACAAATACAAAAAACAGCACGAAGAGATTCGACAGGGACGCGACCGGATGCATGCTCTTCAGATGGCATACTCTGATTTAGAAAAACGTGTAAATGTATTACATGGGCTTGAAACGATATATATGGTATTGCTAGCTCTTGTTAGTATTTTGTTAGTTATCTTGTTATTTCACTCAGGTGTCGCTAGCATTTTTAACACAAAGCCTGTAGCGACGATTGTCCCCGGAAGACTCACATAGTCCAGTGATTTCTAGAACATGACCTGGACGAGCACCGATCCAGCGAGCCATGGGATCCTGTGAATCAATCTTTGGAAACAGATTTGCACTGACGGCATGAAACTCCTTGAGCACCGCGTCAAGCTCGTCCGGCATCAGGATACGATGCTTGGGTACTTTACGATGTGCTGAAACATCAAACTGCAAGTGTCGAAGTTCAAACACCTGAACGATGGGCACTTCAAGATTTGCTACATGACGACGAATCGCATTGAGTACAGACGGGGATGGTTTGGCATCTGTAATAATAACCATTCCATTCGAATGACCGTTATTCTCTGCAAACTCTACGAAGTTGTTAAACTCCTTCTCAGAAAGACGCGCCTTCTCACTGAATACGATAAGAGCACCACCATACGTGTACATATGACTCTGCTCCATTGGGGCATTGACAGGTTCATATCGAGTATCTTCGACGCCACGATTCTTGAGAATAATCTTCAAAGTTTCAAGTGCGCGAGCCTCCATGCTTGTGTATTCTACAGATTATGAAAATGCGATTCGTTTTTTACCAGACTAAGTTTAAATGTGGCCAATAGTATTTTTACTACTTGCTGTGGTAGCCCTTGTATTTATATTGATGTCAAAATCCCGGCCTACTCCTGCTGTAAGCCGTGAAACAAAAATGGTTGCGTTGAATGTAGAACCAGGTTCATCGTATCAGCAGAAGACAAATCATTACGAGATGACCCCAGTTGATATGGGGCCTGTTTCTGGAACTGAATCTCCATTCCGCGTAAACTTATACAAAGCTTACATAGAGTAATCTAGATGGAACTAATATGAGATTTCATATACTTTCGTTGCCACATACCGTTACACGAAGCGATTACTCAGCGTGTGCGTTTACTCAAAAAGTTTTGAAGATGTGCAAGATGATGATGGAACGCGGACATACTGTCTATCACTATGGTCATAAAGATTCACAGGTAGAATGTACTGAGCATATTCCTGTGACATTTAACGAAGATTTACAGATTGCATATGGTTCATATGACTGGCGAAAAGAGTTTTTCAAGCACAATACTTCTGATCATGCCCATCAAATATTTAATAAAAGAGCTATCGTAGAAGTTGAAAAGAGAAAACAGGCCAACGATTTTTTGCTGTGCTTTTGGGGATTTGCTCATGAACCAATCGCAGACGCTCACCCAGATTTGATTGCTATTGAACCGGGCATTGGATGTACAAATAAGCCATGCACAAAATACTCAATATTCGAATCCTATGCTGTTATGAATGTTGTGTACGGTAAATATGGCATCAGTCCTAACTGGTATGATGCGGTCATTCCGAACTATTTTGACCCCAGTGATTTTGAGTTTAATCCAACACCAAAAGACTATTTCCTATTTGTTGGGCGCATTATTGATTCAAAGGGAGTTGGCATTGCGATTGATGTAACTAAATGCCTTGGTGTACGACTTCTCATTGCAGGTCAGGGTGACGTAACGTCTATTCGAGATCCTATTCCAGACCACGTAACTGTTATGGGATATGTAGAGCCTCATCAACGATCTGAGATCATGCGAAATGCAAAAGCTCTGTTTGCTCCAACACATTTCAACGAGCCCTTTGGCGGCGTAACTATTGAAGCCCTCTTCTGTGGAACTCCAACTATAACAAGTGACTGGGGCGGTTTTGCTGAGAACAATCTTCATGGGATAACCGGATACCGTTGTCGGACTATTGAACAGTTTGTGTGGGCAGGAAAGAACATCGATAAGATTTCTCGAAAAGCGTGTCGCCAATGGGCGATGAACAACTTTTCATTAGACAGAATCGGACTTATGTATGAAGAGTATTTCAATACATTGCTGAAAGTACATGATGGGTCTGGAGGATTCTATGCTACAAATGATGAACGTAAGGAACTTGACTGGTTAAATCGCTATTATCCGTCAACCAGTTAAATAGATTGTAGCAGATTAGAACAATGGCAGGAGGTTTATTGCAGTTGGTTGGAAGAGGTGCCCAAGACCAGTTAGTTACTGGCAATCCATCCTTTACACACTTTCGTTCAGTCTACAAGAGGCATACTGATTTTGCGATGGAGCATTTTCGGCTGTATTTTAAGACAAGTTTGTTGTCATTTCCTACATCGGGAACATTACGCTTACGTACAAAGGTAGAACGGTATGCTCAGTTAATCAATGATTGTTATTTGAGCATCGATATTCCAAATATTTATTCACCGGTTGTCCCGTTAGCCTCACCTGTTGGAGCTATCCCAGCTTCTGAAGAAACTGTAAACACTGCTTCAGATGCAGTTGGTTATGAGTTTCAGTGGATTCGTAATCTTGGGTATAACATGATTCGCCATGTTTCACTTCTCATCAACGGACAGGAGATTGTCCGTCATACTGGTGAGTGGATGAAGCTTTATGCTAGTTTGACATTTGATGCTAATAAGAAGGCAGTTCTCGACCGTATGATTGGAAATACACCGGACATGTATGATCCAGCAAATGCTAATGGTAGATTTAATCAGTATCCTCATTCGATAAGTTCAAATGATACTCCTGCAGAGCCAGCTATTTACGGTCGGACACTCATGATCCCGCTACACTTCTGGTTCTGTGAAACTGTGGGACAAGCGCTACCTCTGGTTGCGCTACAGCAGTCTGAGGTTGAAATAGTTGTAGAGCTCCAAAATGCATACAGTTTGTTCACGATTCGTGATGTGCGCAAGTCAACATCGAGTGGATCGTACGTAGCTAATACAAACTTTGGAAAACGCATTGCACCCGATACATCGGATAATACATTTGCCTTATCTCATTATCTGTCTCCTCCTCTCTACTCAAATCCTGCAGTCAACTTAGTCCCCGGTCTTACATCGTGGAACTTCAACCCATTCATTGAAGGAAACTATATTTTCTTGGGTGATTCTGAGCTAGCATATGTAGCAAGAAATGAGCATTCATTTATGATATCTCAAATTGACATGGTCCAAGCGGATGGTCAGTACGGTCCATCGAATGATACTGAACTAACAATGAAAAACTTGATTTCGCGTATTGTGTGGGTTGGTCAGCGTACTGACCGATTCCTCCAAAATGATTTTGACAACTACACGAACTGGGAGGACCCTTATAAGTCTCCTATTTCAAGCGATAGTTTAGGATGGTATACCTCTGGGGTTTCTCAGGACGCGAATGTATCTCAGCGTGATATTCTTATTGAGTCAACACTAGTACTTGACGGACAGGAACGTTTTGCTCCCAAGCAGACACTGTTCTTTACTGGAATGGAACTGTATCGCCATCAAACCGGGAATCCCATTCCGGGTGTATACGAATATTCATTTGCGCTTGATAACGACCCTATTCAACCAAGTGGAACTATGAACGGATCCATGTTCAACAAGACAATCATGCGAAATACATATGTATTACCTCCGGTAAATCCTAATATTTCAGATGGCAGCGGTATAGTTACACAGTGTGTTCTCAAGTCTACTGCTGGGTCAAAAAATCCAGTTGTCATCCTAAATCCTAACATTCGCGATGCTAATGGAAATCTCATTTATGGACCAGAAGATGTAGTAACAATTGTCACAACACGTGTTCCAAATGAGCCCAAATATCTATACACGTATACTGTTCGAACATACGTGCAGTCGTATAACTTCTTGCGCATTATGGGCGGTCTTGGAAATGTCGTATTCTCATCATAATAAGGAGAATGCTCGATATCATCAGTGCAAAATATGGAGCAGTTGGAGTTGAAAAAGATAAGGTCGACGTGACCGATAACCTTCAAAGAGTAAGATCGCCAGATAAGCAGAGCATATCGGTTGTAGTAGGTCCAACTGGAATGGGTGTAAAAGACCCGTCAGCGGGTAACCCAAAGGAACTCACGGTTAAATACAATATTAATGGAAACGAAAGCAGTGAAACCGTAAAAGATGGGTTTACATTTGCTGCCGCAGTCCCCCAAAAGGTACCTCAATCTTACGGAGCATTTACCGCCAGCTTATATGCATCCATATGGTCGAATATGGCTGGTGCGATCGTCTTATTTTTATCTGTGTTCTCAATCGGACTTGCATTTGGGCTGGGAGTGTATGTTGGCAATCCTATCGTGTGGCTTATTGTTGCTATTCTATTCCCGTATGGCTCATTTTGGCTCATATTGGGCATTGTGGTTATAATGCGCATGTTCAGCTCGGAAGATATCATTAAACCATTCTTCTAAAGGAAAAATCCTCTTTTTTTTATTTTTGTTTTTTTGTTTGTTATTGCTTACATACTCTTGAACTTACCGACGCCCTTGAATCCAGCAAACACATCTCCATCATCCGTCATCTCGTATACGCGTCCGTTGGCCTCGCACACGGAATACTTGATGAGATCCATTTCAATCTCGTCTACGTCGTCGTCATCGGTCGCGTCGGGACCAGACACAAAGCGCTTACCGCTCGGGTCCCAGTAGACGCCAGCACTATATCCGTCAACTAAGTTCTTGAGCTTTACGAGCTCGTTATACTCAAGAGTTTCAGCCTCCTTCTCCTCACTCGGGCGGACCGTGTGAATCACGTACTCGCGCATGTGCTCCGTCAGCGTCTTGCCGTCAAAGTCGTCAGCTGTCAGGTCGTTAACGTACGCAACAAACGCCTTCTTGGTTTTGTCATTCATCTCGGAGTTGTACTCCTTGAACGTGTCCTCCAGCT